ACGATATACACATCATCTGCATTCTCACCTGTAGTAGAAGCTGTAACAATCTGAGCACTAGCATTTACTGAGCCACCTGTCTTATTAGCTACAGTTAGTCCAATGACTACCGTAGTAGTTGATGGTGTAGTAGGCACTGTGTAGACTGTCGTAAGTGATGTACCTACACTTGCCTTTGTTTTTAATTTGAATGTATTTGCCATTATGTCTCCTAACCTAATGCGATTGACATAGCTACTGCAGTACCTGCGGCATCGTCATTCTGACTAGCTGCTTCATTTAACATGATCGCTGTTAGTCTTAATTCACAAATATCGCCATTACTGAAAGCTGTTCCAGTAGTGCCGTCCTTGCCTCTCTCAACTGTTAGTACCTTAGTAGTAGTGTTAATTGCTGTAACCTTAATAATCTCTACAGATGTAGCATCTGGAGTAGATAAAGTTAAGTAAGTATAGTCACTACCAGTTAAAGTTGGGAACTCACTTGCATCATTAACCGTTATTGAGGTTGCTGATGAAGTGATAGCTCCATTAAGTGTTGTTGAGGCGTTATTACTATACTTAACCGCCATCTCTATTAACTAACTGTGATAGTCCAAGTAATAGTTAATGCGTCTGCTGGTGCTTTGTTTACTACTGCAAACTTAGTACGAGCAAACATAGTGCCACCTGAAGCTGCATTAAAGATACCTGCTTCAGTAATAGCTTTAGTAGCTGTTGAAGACGGATCATTAGCTGGCCAAGTACAAGCATAAGTAATTGTGTTAGCAGATACAGTGCCACCGTCTACTGTTAATGTATTTCTATCATCTTCAGTACCTAAAGTTGTGTCACTTGCATCTACTGGGTCCGCTGCAATAGTCGTAGTCTCAGTACCGATAGCCATGTGAGACATCTCAGCGCCAATAGTATGAGGAGAAGCTGTGTCTTTAAGACGGCTAGCTACCCATTCTTTACCTGCTGTTACTACTAAGTTCTTAGTCTCTTGAACTACTTCATCATTAATAGCAATCGTTAATGCACCTGTTAGTGCGAAATTATCGTTAATCATTTTCTTAAACTCCTAGTTTAATGTTGTTGTATTAAAAGGTGCTCCATTAAGAACCTTTCCTGAAATATTGGCAATAGCTACCAAATCACTAATACTGATGACATCACCAGCATCTCCGACACTCTTGCTTGGTTGTAAGCCTAATGACTCACTAAAAACTAAAGTCTCGCTTAGTTCTTTAGAGGTACTGCTCGCCAATGTGTCAGCAAACCCAAAAGAATTTCCTTTATTACCATAGTAATCTTTGTTGATTAGAGTTGCATCATCAAGAGATAAAGAGTCTGTTAAGATCTTTTCAAATGAGTTAGCAACTGTATCATCAATAGTAGTACTATCAGTAAAATCTCTAATAAAGGTAAGTGTAACTGTTATCACCTCACCTAAGGTTAAAGTTTCAGAGGCTATCTTCTCATGTGATAATCCAATGATATCTGTAATCCAAGTAATATTACCTTTGTTTCCATAGAAGTCTTTGTCAATTTGTGACATATCATCTAAAGTAAACGCATCTGTAAAAGAACGCTTGTAAGAGACCACTCTAGCAAAGCTTTCTACTAGTGCTAATGTCTCTGTACTGCTCTTATCAAATGTAAGGTAATCATCGTCAGTTAATGTAGATGTATCTGTTAAGTTCTTTTCAACAGCACTAAATTGAACATCACCTAATGGGATTGTTTCGTAAACCCATTGATTATCTGATGAAGTGTCAATGTAAGCTACAACTTCTACTTCAATATAATTAGAAGTAACTGTGGCTTCTGTTGGAAGTCCCATATCCACAACTGCACTAACAACGGTAATCGTTGCTCTTGCTGGCATATTAGAACCCTGCTCTGATATCGAACTTTAATAAATCTCTAACTGTAATAATCTTACCACTAGAATAAGTGATAACAATCTCACCTTCATACTCACCAGCTACGCCAGTCAATGAAGAGGTAGTCCATTGCATAATTACTTCACCATTAGTAAGTGGAGTTACCATAGTACAATTAAGTGTCTCATGGATAGTATTAGAGCCAATCTTCCTAAAGTTCATCTTGACAGTAGATACTGTCGATAAATCTATAATCTTCCAAGTAGTTGGATCTTTCTCATCCAATGTCGCACCTGTAGCTGCTGTGTTACTATCTCTTAGAGTAATGTTTAGTTCAGGCAGTGTGTTGCCAGAAACTAATCTAATGGTATTGTAGTATTGCTTATCAGCTTCATAAAAAGTATTTCTAGCCATTGTCTACTCCTAAATTAAGTTGCTTGAAAAAGAAGCAGTATAATCACCACCTTTCAATTCTGCACTAGCAGCTTTACTATTTAGTAGTTGAATCTTATTCTCTACTAATCCAATAAAACGAGCCTCTGCTTCACCATCACCTAAGAAAGAAGAACCAAATGCTAATGCTGCGTATAGTATCAATTCATATTCTTCAAGAATATAAGGTTGAACCTCTACACCACCAATAACAGTTCCAATTGGAGGTTCTGCATAATGATACTTCAGATTAAATTCACCTGAAGCTTCTTGCTTTCCTTCCTTATCTGTTAATAAGAACTTGTTTAACTCCCTAACAAAAGAGTAATTAGGCTGGTTGTTATGAAAAGATCTAGAACCCACTCTACGATAAACAATATCATCAGATTTATCTGAATCTGTCCAAGTGCCACCACCAGCAGTACAATCCGCCCTAGTAGTATAACTAGTATTAGAGCAAGTGCCTGTTTTTAGTTTCCTTAGTTCTACTACATCTAAATATCCGTTGGGAATATCAATACTAGAATCCGCAGAAGTTACTGAAAATGTAGCTAATCTTTCTAATGTAGGAACTCTTAGTGATTCGTAAATCATAGCCTCGCCCATCTCAATAAATTGATCAAGCTGGCTATTCGTTAAGTCTGTTCTATTTAGCCAATCCGCAACCGCTGTGCGTAATGTAGCCTGATTGTTGATAGTGGCCATATAGGTCTCCTAAAAATACATAAGATGAGGATAGTCTGTTTTAATAATTCTTTTAAACTTCCTCATGTCTTCTGGTTGAATGTTCACATCATGAATATTGATGTGGTACTTTGTCATTATATCCAAAGCGATAGAGTCTGGAACATTACAGTAAGGTTTAAAACCTGTATCTAATTTCTTACCAGTGCTTCTGCTTATTCGTCTTTGTTCCTGAGCCCACTTTAAATGAGGCTCAATATCTTGAGTGATTTGCATTCCACTCTTATCGATATGGACATGGTAATCTTTAAATAAATATTCATCAATCATTTTCTCATCTCTTTTATTATTCTTAACAACGAAAGCTCTTAGAACTCTTGTTGGTAAGAATAACCCCCCACCTGTTCACATTTAGTGAGGGATTAATTCAACTTTGTCTAACTATTAAGCAGTTACATCTACGATGATACCGTTACCAGTTGGAGACTTAGCTTCTAAAGTACACTCATGTACCATGTAAGAGCGTAAAGAGTCACCATCTTCGTTGATGTCACGGAACTGAATAGGACGAAGAGTTGAAACTGATAATAGAGAAGGATCGTAAACGAATACTTCTGTGTTATCCATTAAGTAGTTATGTACTAACTCAACATCACCAAAATCAGACTCATATAAATCAACAGACTGACGTAAAGAACCTTTCTCATCAATGTTACGGCGAGTGTTCATGTTAGTGTTGTTAATTAAGTCAGAGAACTTAACCTTGTTTTTAGTTGACATCATTACCTTAGAAGGTGCAGCAGAAGTCTCGCCATTAATACCACGAAGCACTTCATTGATATCAGCTAAAGAGAAATCAGCATTTGTATGTGCAGTTGCAGCTTTAGCCACATCTGAACCGTCACCTGAACAAGTAGCTGAGCCTGTGCCTGTTGGCGCAGCAGCAGTACCTGCAACTACAGCTTCAACAGCATAAGATGCGTAACCACCCATTTTACGAGCGTAAGCTTGGATGTTGCCTGAAGCAGAAGAACCTTGAGTTCCTTTAACCTGTTGAGAAACCAAAGTCTTCTCAATATCACGCATGATTTCTTTACCACGCTTCTCAGTCTGGTATTTGAATTCAGACTTGCGACCAGCCTTATCTACAGCTTCAAGAGTTCCAGAAACACGGATACCTTTAGTAAAGATCTGTGTTTTGTTATCAATCTTCTGTACAACAGGACCGTCAGATTCTGCGAAGCTTGAACCTTCAACTGCCGCTTGCAATGAAGCTGCTGCTAAAGTATCAGTTGACCATTCGTGTGTTACAGCAGAAGCTTTGCCTTTGCCGATTGAAGACATGAATGGAGTCATATCTCTAGAGATATTAGAGATGTAATTAGCAAGATCCTCTTTCTGAGAGCCCTGCGCTGCGTAACTGCCTGAGATGGCAGTAGTACCAAATTTTGTAGCCATTTTAACTATCCTTATATTTAATTATAAGTTGACTAGCTAAACATTGAATCAATAACATTATCGAAGAGAACTTTACTGTCGTTCTCTGTTCCTTTGCCTTTATTAACTCTTTGCCTAGACTGATCAACTCTATTTGATTTTTTAGTCGATTTAGAAACAGGCTTTTTAGCTGAAACCCTTTTAATTGGAGCTTTCTTTCGTTTTTTAGCTCCCTTAGAAGTTGTTTCTGCTAATCTTCGGAATTTATCAACAAACGCTACTACTGCAGGATCAACCATAGAATCAACAAGCTGCTCAGGAAGTCCGCCTTTTAATGCAAACTCTCTGTTGGCTTGTGCTATGTCATCTGACCAATCTGGAACATATTCAGGAATTGCCTGATGGAAAGCTTCAACTTGTTTGTTAAACTGCCCAACTTGTTCCTCTTGAACTTTTCGTCCCATATTTTCCAACATTGAATCTCTGTTAGCCTTGCGCTGATTGTATTCCTTTGTTGCTTTATTAAGCTGTCTTTCAAGCTTAGAAGCATCATAGTCATCCTCAGCATAAGCTTCGTCAACCTTCTTTTCAAGGTTGGCTAAGATTCGTCTGTCTTTGTCATCTTGATCTTGTAGTAACTGTGCGTTTATTTGAGCAAATACCTGAGCGTCTTCTTTATAAGCTTCTAACTCTTTTGCCTGTTTCGCAAGTTCATCCCCTTTCTTTGACTGATGTTGTTTAGTCTGATAGTTGGCAATAAGCTCTTCCATAGAAACTTCGCTTTCTTCCCCGTCAATTTTGACAGGAACAGCAAAGTCCATATCGATCTCACTTTCTTCACCTTCTTCCGATTCATCCGTATCATCTTCTTGGGTAGCTGACTCATCGTCATCATCCTCATCCTCTACTTCTTCCTCTTCACCATCTTCGTATTCTTCATCAACTTCTGCAGCGTCCTCGTTAGTGTGTGGATCTTCACCTTCGAGTTCTTCTGTGGCTTCGTCACTTTCTTGGGTAGCGGTCTCTTCTTCTGATCCAAGTACCTCATCCGCCAAAGCGTCAAAGTCAAAGTCCTGAACTTGCGACTCATCCATTTGGGTAGCTTCGCTTTTTTGTTCTGACATATAGTCTCCTATTTATAGGAGGGTCTACGAATAGCCCTCACATTCAAACATCATAGGCCTATTCGTAGGCCCTTCTTTTTTTACTTCTTCTCTTGTAGACACTTACCGTCTTTATGCCATCTACTTAGTGTTAACTTAGTTAACCCAGTAGCTCCGCAATATTCACAAGTAAGATCAGCTTCAATATCCTTCTTTTTCTTAGGATTCTTTTGCATCTTCTCAAGAGTTTCTTTAGCTTTAACTAGTTCATTAAAAGACTGCGAATTTCCTGCAAGCCCTCTGCCACTAGCTAAAACAGCGACTTGGGCTTGAATACCCATGTCTAGCTTATTAATAGCTTCTTCAATCATCATTCACCTTCTAGTTCACGAGCTTTATTATTTTTAGCAGTAATTGAGCGCTCGATGTTCTTCATCACTGCCCCTTGACTAATAGCTAACTTATAAATAAACTCTCTCGATTCTGTTTCGAAGTGTTTAGTTTCTAACCACTGCACAAACAGTTGATTGAGAATATCCTCAGTTACCATAGTCATGGTATCTTTTATTTCATCACATTGATAGCCTTTAGTCAAGGTTCTCTGTGCATCATCATAAACCGATACCTTTTTTGGTTTGCCATCAGAATCCTTTTTGAAATTCTGATGTCTATTATATTTATTCATTCAACTTTTCTCTCATCTATTGTTGTTGTCCCATCAATTGTGATGGATCTATCCCAACTTGCTGTGCCATCTGCATAGCTTGTTCTGGATTCTCTATTGCAGCCTGAGCCAATTGAGCACCTTGTTGCTCTGCTTCAGCCTGATCTTTCTCGTCTTGCTCTGTATCTTGATAAAGCTCTTTAAAGTTTACAGGAACTTTAGTAGGAACTTGTGCTCCTTCTGTTCCTTGTGCTTTAACAGCGATCTCAGCCCATTTACGATTTGACTCATCTTCAGCTTCTAACAGCTGTCGCTTATTATCAATCTTCTTGTTATCTACTTCAGCTTTTAAGTAGCTAATATTAGCTGTAGCAGTTTCTGAATCAAGTCTAGCTTTATCAGCTTCAGCTTGTTGTAATTGCTCTTGTCTTTGCTGAACCTCTTGTTGTTTCTGCTGAATCTGCTGTTGAGCAAGTTCATCAGATGGATCTACCAAGTATCTTGTAGGATCTAAACCCATATTAGCCAATATATCAGTGGCTAAATTAAAAGCAGCCTTAGTGTTAATATAAGGGGAAGCTTCTGGGTTCTCAGCCATTAATGGCAATAATTGAGCAACCTGATTTAACTTGTTACCCATATTCTCATTAGAATTCTCACCAAGATTAGCCTGAATCTCAAGATCCATATTTGAAGGCATAGTCTGTAATTCTTCTACTGATAATGAAGCGTATCCTTTGTCTGTCTTATAGCGCATAGGATTCTTCATGTTTATCTTCATCTCTCTCAAGACTCCACGACACAAATCCTTAATACCACTTTCAACAAATCTTCTAGCAATGTGCTCAACACGAATCTGAGCAGAACTTTGGGCATTACCCATCTTCTGCTCTGAATTACCCGAAACAAACAATGTATCGTTTAAACCCATTGCTGTCTTAGTAAGACCAGTAGATTGCTCTTTTTGCAATCCTAAGAACTCTAACATTCCAGCTGTACCTGGGCTTACTTGCTCAGGTGTAATTTGCTGAATAGCGTTAGCAGGAGAACCATTGGTTGCAATAATCTGCTTAGGAAGCGGATTTTGTAACGCAGCGAAATCAACCACATTAGGATCAGCCAATGTACGGCCATAATTGCCAAAGTAAACATTCTCAACAAAGCCACGCATAATAGCTGTAGTAGCTTGTGTTTGTGGGCGAGCCATGTCTAATAATGACAATCCATAGAATTCATGAGGAATTTCAATTGGGTTAAGGATTGCAATTGGGATATAAGAGCAGTCTTCTTCTTCAAGAATAGTATTGCCTGCCTTAATGACATGCTTTAATTCAGCAATACCATCACCATCACGGTCAGAGCGAATCCAGCATTCAACCACAGTAATAGATATATTAGCTTCATCTTCTTCGTCATCAGAGTTAATCCAATTATCCTGTCCAGCAGATTGCTTACGAGCATATGACTCTAGTGACCATTCTGAATCTCTGAATGAAGCCTCCTCTCCCATCTCAGATAGATTACCTTTAAAGTCTGGCCAATTAATTCGAATCTCAGATCTAGTCATATCAGTAACCAAGCCAACAAACTTAGCGTCTATCACTGATT